CAATGGACAAGATCATCAGAGCTCACGCAGAGAATCGATCGGACTTGTCACTCAAGGAGCAAAATTTGTCTGATTACGGGCTCATTGGCGATACGTGCGAACAAGTCTCCACTTGGTTATGGGCTATGCCGGTGGGAGTATCGCTCACGACGTCGTATTGGATGCATAGAGCAGTCTCATCAGTGGTGAACGTGACTTTAAGACAAATTTTCAACTTTCGAAACTCAGTCATCGCTTTCTTCGTAGTACTGTGGTACACTTGGACGCCGCCGTTGGCTTTTGTGGTGTTCGTTATCATGTTTTTGTTATCATCGACTGTGGCGACAACTTCCGAGTATTTAGCCAGGGCTGTGACGACGCGCAGAATTCGAAATGGCGAGCAAGTTCAGTATTGGCAGAAACCTCTGACTGTTTTCCTCGGAGGCATGGTTGCTGTAGCGGGATTGTATTCGATCTACACCTCTTATCAAGAGTCTTTTCCGAAGAAAGAGAAAGACGACGACGATGAAATTTCCCAAGTCACGATCGCTGATAATGGTGGTTTGAAGATCGTCTCTTCACAAGATCTGAAAGACAGATTGACAAAGCCAGATGAATGGGAGAAGAGAGAAGTTTACGTTCCTACAGCCCCTCCTAGAGTTCGCACAGCCACCGTTGATCAAGTCTTCAACGTCGTCTCAGCAAATACGGTGATGATTAAAGTTCCGTTGGGGAATATTAGGGGTATCATGGTTTACGCCAACACGGCCTTAGTCCCTATTCATTCGGCAGAACTTGTGGAAAACCAGTGCGTTCAGATTCATCGCAAAGGATGCCAAGGTTCCGTACCGGCACACGTAGTTCACATTCGCAGGATTAAGACTGATGCTGAGACCGACATGTGCGTTGTCGTGTTCAACGTGAGACTGCCGATAAGATCAATCATTGACTTCTTCGATCACTCTTTCACCCCCGACACAAAGTCTGAAATTGGAGGATGTACCTTGTTTACTTCGAAGCCTCAAGTGACAATCCCGACGATAAAGACCGTTGCTACCACACGCAGATCTTTCGTCGGATTGTCAGCTCCTATACAATTTCCCACGGTGGATGGAGACTGTGGTTTACCATTGATTCGAAATTCATCTCCGTGCGTGGTAGTCGGTTTACATGTGGCGATTAAGTCCCAATCCTTCTCGCATTGCGTTCTCATATCGAAAGCTGCTATCACTGAAGCTCTTCGTGACGTGTTGATTGATCAAGGAGAGAAGATAGTTACTCTTCATAACAATGTGTTGTTCGATAACACCATTTCCACCATGAAGAAACCTGGTGTGGAAGAACCTGGTCCCAGAGTGGCTACTCGATGGTTGAGATCCAAGGAAGATGATCAAGCTCCTTTTTCCATCACTCCTTATGGATTCACTAACGAAAGAATTCAATCCAAGTCCGAAGTGGCAGTGACAACTTTATCCGCGCATTTGGATGATGTTGGGTTAACGCGTTTGCACGGAGCTCCCCCGCTTAACACGAACAGAGCGGCGTCGAAATTCCTTCAATTGGCAGCCCGTAATGGTAGACCGCGCCCCCCTGCACTTCAGCGGGCAGTAGTCAATCATTACTCTGACAAGATCGCAAGCTTGTTTAACAAACATTCGATTAAGCCCAGACCTTTGTCCGTTGATGAAGCTATGCGAGGAGTTACGGTAATTCCTTCGCTAAATCCATGAACCTTACCACGTCATCCGGTG